AATAAGAAACCAGGATTATATGCTAACATCCACGCTAAGAAGAAGCGTATTGCTGAGGGCTCTGGCGAGAAGATGCGGAAGCCTGGTAGTAAGGGCGCACCTAGTGACGCTGCATTTAAGAAGGCTGCTAAGACGCGTATGCGCAAGTCGTATGCGTAGTGTCTTTTTCTCTGCAAGATGAACTAGGTGATGGCGTGACTGTCTGGGAGGTATTCCCGGATGGATTGCGTGTTTACCATGACGGTCGGTTTGTTGCTTTGATCGGGTTTGATGTGTTTCCTAATTTGATTGAGGATCTTGCGAAGGGCTTATTGTTTAAATCTCGCAGCGAACATCTATTGTAATATCGTTTCCCATGCGATATCGTTATCCTACTTTAAAGTTGTATAGGAGATACACATGAGCAAGCGATTTAGTGTTGTGCAAGCGAAGGAAGTACCTGGTCGTGATAAGCCTGTTTGGCTGCGTCACGGTATTGCTTTTCAGAATGACAAGGGGATCAGCATCAAGCTTGAGGGTTTGCCGCTTCCGAATAAGGATGGTGAGGTCTGGCTGAAGTTGTTTGAGGATGATGGCAATCGTCAGCAACAGGCTCCGGCTGCTGGGAAACTGGACGATGAAATTCCGTTCTAATGCGGTCATCCACTATCATAGGCGGCTCTTCTGATAAGAACCAAAGGAACCCGGCGGATTTTTATGCAACTCCGCCGGAGTGTACAAAGGCTCTTATAAAGGCGTTTCGTCCTTTGTTTAGCGGGAAAACCATTTGGGAGCCTGCCTGTGGTGACGGTGCGATATCCAGGGTTTTAGAATCGGAAGGCTTTAAGGTTAGATCCTCTGATATTTATAACCGTGGTTACGGTCGGCCTGGTGTTGATTTTTTGAAGTCTGATTGTAAGGGTGGTTCAATTATAACAAACCCTCCTTTTAATCTTGCTGCTGAATTTATCCAACACTCTGCAAGTTTTGGAGTTCCATTTGCAATGCTTCTCAAAGCAACCTATTGGCACGCCGCCAAGCGATATGATTTATTCTACGACACTGGACCCATTGCGGTACTTCCTCTTGCGTGGCGTCCGGCAATGTCACCGGAGAGAGGTAAGAGCGCAACAATGGATTTTTGTTGGACCGTGTGGGATAGAAAGCCCAGCCCTAAGACGGGATATTACATTCAGAAAAGGCCGTTCTAATGGCTAGAAAGAAAGAGGATAAGATAAAACCTATCCCGCCGGTTGGTCGGTTCGGTGGTGCGCGTGTGTTGCAGCGCCGGATCGGTCGGTCGGAGACTTTGGCTCAGAACAAAGAGGCTGTTGCTACTGAGCTGATTGCAATGGGCACGGCTCGAATAACTGATATCATTAACATCCATACCGGTGAGATTAAGCCTATGGATGAGATCCCTGATGAGGCATTGGCTTCGATTAAGAAGGTTACTGTCGGGCAGTACGGCACAACCATTGAGATGTTTGACAAGGTGAGCGTTCTGCGTGTCCTGGCGAAAGCTAGTGGCTTACTCGATGTAGAGAAGAACGTGGACAAGCCCTCAATCATTGGGATCAATATGAAGGGTCCAGAGATTATTACAACATATGAGGCTGACGATGAGTAGGTTGGAAGTTAAGGTTGCAGAACTTGAGGATAAGATTAAGCACATTGAGTTTTTACTGTGCGTTGCTGAATTGGACAAAGGTTCCCCTATATCGGTATGTAAGAGGTTTAAGGAATTTGGCCCTAAAGAAGATTGCCAAGTAGCCTTTGTTGCAACGCCAAGGCACAAGCAATATTGCAGTCCGGCGTGCAAGAAGTCTGCCTGGGAAACCCGCAACCCAAATCGCAAAGAGGTTTAGAATGGCTGATCTCCCCAGCATGAACTTAGATTTCTCTAAGTCTGCTACGGTTTGGAAGTTTCTACACGATAAATCTTTTGTCCGTGGGCTGATGGGGCCGGTTGGATCTGGCAAGTCATACGGCTGCGCTGCTGAGATTATGTTAAAAGCTGTCCAGCAAAAGCCCTCACCGCGTGATGGGATAAGGTATTCACGGTTTGTAATCGTGCGGAACACCTATCCAGAGCTTAGAACAACCACGATTAAGACCTGGGCTGAGCTGTTTCCAGAGGATGTTTGGGGTCCGATGCGCTGGCAACCACCCATTACCCACCATCTTAAACTCCCCAGCAGAGATAATGCTCCTGGTATCGACTGTGAAGTTATCTTCATGGCTCTTTCTACGCCACAAGATGTGCGCAAGCTGCTGTCTTTGGAGCTAACCGGGGCATGGGTGAATGAAGCGAGAGAGCTTCCGAAGGCTGTGATAGATGGCCTTACTCACCGCGTTGGCCGTTATCCCACCAAATCAGACGGTGGTGCGTCCTGGTACGGTATTATCATGGATACTAACCCGCCGGATGCAGATCACTGGTGGCATGAGCTATCAGAGAAGAACCCTATCGGTGGCCGGTTCCCCTGGAAGTTCTATCGTCAACCGGGTGGTGTCCTGGAAGTGGGGGCCAAGGATTTACCAGAGAACCCGGAAGCAAATGGTTTTGTATTTTCCGGTGGCAAGTGGTGGATGGTTAATCCATCTGCTGAGAACAAGGTGCATTTGCCAGATGGATACTACGAACAGCTTTTGGGCGGTAAGAATGCTGATTGGATCAGGTGCTATGCAGAGGGTAAGTTTACCTTTGTGCAGGAGGGCAGACCTGTCTGGCCGGAGTATGACGATGAAATGATGTCTGCCGATGTGCAGTATGATCCACAATACCCTCTACAGATCGGCGTTGACTTTGGTTTGACGCCGGCTGCTATTTTTGGGCAGCGAACATCTGGCGGTGCGTGGAAGATCCTGGATGAGCTTGTTACGTTTGACATGGGGCTTGAGCGTTTTGGTCAGGAGCTTATAGGCAAGATCGCCGCAAGCTTTAACAAGGCGGAGGTCCAGATCTGGGGAGACCCTGCCGGTAACAAGCGGGATGAGATCTATGAAGTTACTGCTTTCGATCACTTGCAGTCGATTGGGTTTCGTGCGCAACCAACAGACAGCAATGCTTTCAATGTAAGGCGTGAGGCTGCTGCGGCTCCTATGAACCGGCTGGTTGGTGGTAAACCTGGCCTTCTCGTTAGTAAAAAGTGTTTGCGGCTGCGGAAGTCTTTGAGCGGCGGTTATTTCTTCAAGCGTGTGTCTATGGGCGCTGGGCAAGATCGGTTTAAGGATGCGCCGGTGAAGAATGAGCATTCTCACTGTGGGGATGCGTTTGGGTATCTCATGCTCGGTGGCGGAGAACAACGCAGATTGAGGCGCGGTACATACGGTGGAAGCTTTGCGGGTGGTCAGACATTCAATGCAAGCACTGATTTTGAGATCTTCTGATGGCGTTAGTGCAGCTTCCACAGGTAAGAATGGGCCATGATGAGCATATTGTGCCTCTCAGCTACGAACATCTTACGAGAATACGGCTCAAGAAAGAAAACCGGGACTTCGTAAACGTGATACCCAACTATCTGGATTACGTCTGGGACCACGCAGTAGATGGCATGAGCTGGGCCGGGATCGGAAGAGGCAAGGTTGTCTCTGCATTTGGCATTAGGCCGTTCTGGGATGGTGTTGCAGAGATGTGGTTGATCCCTGGTGAGGAGATAGACCGCCATGCGATATCGGTTATACGGGCGTCTAAGCAACTAACCGATACCACAATAGCCAATAATGAAATAAAAAGGCTACAAATTTGCGTAAATACCAATAACGATACCGCATTTAGGTTTGCCAAAGCACTACGTTTTGAGGTAGAAAGTGTTATGAGAAAGTACGGACCGGATGGGTCCGACTATTACATGATGGCGAGGTTTTAACATGGGTGGATTATTTGGTGGTGGCTCAAAGGCTGCTACAAAGTCAGCGGCGCAAGTTGCTGCTGAACAGGATGCTGCTGCTGCTAGGGCACGCGCAGAGGAGCGTGCTGAATCTTCTGAAATTTCTGAGATGCAAGGCATACAGAAGCGCCGACGGCTTCGTCGAGTTGGCGGTATGCGTTTGCTATTTTCTCCGTATAAAACAGAAGGGCCAAACCAGCCCACCTCAACTTTGCTCGGGGGAGGCGACTAATGTTGATGAACATTCTCGGTGCTATTGAGAAGTTCACGCAATCGCCAAGTCAGTCCGGCCTGCCCGTTCATCTCCAGGATACCGTTTCCAAGCAAAAGAAATCGAAGTTGCAGGCCCAGCATGATGCGTTTGTGAATAGTCTTAACGACAATGGACCTTCAAAACCCGCCGGTCCGACTTCAGACCAGTTGATAGCACAGAAGGTCGCGGCGGAACGTGCCTCAAAACGCGCGGCGAGAAAGAAAATTGGCAAGGCTCGGCGCAAGAAGTATGAGGCTGCTCAGACTATGGCTAAGAAGATGAAGCTTATATTTGTAGATTAGAAAGGCTCAAAATGACTCAGATCAAATCGGATCCCCGCGTTCACCACAGAAATCGTCCAGCCGTTGAGCTGGTTCGCGCAAGAAATGCCAAGGGTGGGTTTGTTGCTGACGATCCTAATACACTTGAGAACGAAGCTTGGATAGAAAAACCAAAGGCTAAAGCAAAAGCCAAGCCCAAAGCTAAGAAGTAAGCTATGGTTAAGAAGGCCCATCAAAACCCAAAGGGCGGTCTTAATGAAGCTGGCCGCAAACACTTTGAGCGTAAGGATGGGGGCAATCTAAAGGCTCCCGTCAAGACAGGGACCAATCCCAGGCGCGTGAGCTTTGCTGCTAGGTTCGCCGGGATGAAGGGTCCGATGAAGAATGAAAAGGGTGAACCCACCCGCAAGGCACTGGCTCTAAAAGCATGGGGCTTTGGATCTGTTGATGCGGCGCGTAACTTCGCCAATCGTCACAAAAAAGGATAAGTAAATGGCTCGGCTAAACGTAAGGGATCTGATGGAGCGTGAGGCCAAGGCCCAATCCAGGAAGGATCAATGGCGCTCTATCTATGAGGATTGTTATGAGTTCGCTCTTCCACAGCGCAACTTGTACGATGGCAACTATGAAGGCAACACAGCCGGTCAGCGCAAGATGGGGCGCGTGTTCGACTCCACAGCTATCTCTGCAACACAACGCTTTGCTAACCGCATCCAGGCTGGCTTGTTCCCGCCTCAGAAACAATGGTGTCGTTTGGAGACGGGTAGCGGCATACCAGAAGCACAGACACCACAGGCACAGACTGCACTTGACGCATACACAACCCGTATGTTTGAGGTTATGCGCCAGACTAACTTTGACCTGGCTATGGGCGAGTTCTTGTTAGATCTCTGCGTTGGCACCGCCGTTATGATGGTAACGCCAGGTGACGAGGCTACACCTATCCGCTTCACGCCAATCCCTCAGTACCTAGTTTCTATTGAGGAAGGGTCATTCGGCAACGTGGATAACGTCTACCGTAAGATCCGCATGAAAGCCGAAGCGATACCACAAGAGTATCCAGACGCACAGATCACGCAAGAATTGGCTGATGCCATAGAGCGTTCCCCGTCAAAAGAGATCGACCTAATGGATGCTGTGGTTTATGACTATGAGACGGGCGTTTATTGCTATCACGTTATCTGGCCTGCCAAACGGCAAGAGCTGGTATATCGCACCATGAAATCCTCACCGTTCATTGTGGCTCGGTACATGAAGGTGGCCGGTGAGATCTATGGCCGTGGCCCATTGGTTACTGCTATTGCTGACATCAAGACGCTCAATAAGACTGTCGAGCTGGTTCTGAAAAACGCATCCCTGTCTATCTCTGGCGTATATACTGCTGCTGATGATGGGGTTCTCAATCCACAGAACGTCAAGATCCAGCCTGGTGCAATCATTGGCGTTGCTCGGAATGGTGGCGCACAGGGTCCGTCTTTGTCTCCTCTGCCCCGTGCTGGTGATTTTAACACAAGTCAGATTGTAATGAACGATCTGCGCATGAACATTAAGAAGGTCTTGATGGACGATACCTTGCCGCCGGACAATATGTCGGCTCGGTCTGCTACTGAGATCGCTGAGAGATCCCGTGAGCTGGCGTCTAACCTTGGTTCTGCCTTTGGACGTTTGATCGATGAGACGATGGTTCCTCTGGTGTCACGCATTCTTTATGTGATGGATCAGGCTGGTTATATCGACTTGCCGCTCAAGGTTAATGGCGTTGAGGTTAAGGTGACGCCGGTAGCTCCTTTGGCACAGGCTCAGAAACTTCAAGAGGTAAATGATATCGTGCAGTTTATGCAGATTGCCAACGCTCTAGGCCCACAGGGTCAGATGGCTCTCTCGATCCCAAGGATCACAGCATTCATTGCCGATAAGATGAACATCAAACAGGACTTGCTCACCACACCGGAAGAGCAAGAAATGATGATGCAACAGATGCAGGCGCAAGCAATGGCCGAACAAGGGCCGCCGACTGCTGATGATGGTGGGGCAACAATGGAGGCGATGCAATGAGTTCACCCGATGGGTGGGAAGGTTTAACCCAAGCGAAGACTGACAGTCCCAAGGCTGCTGATATAGATGTGTTATATGGCAAGGTGTTCAAAAGCACAGAGGGGCAACGTGTTCTAAGTCACTTGCGCAGTGTTACTATTGAGCAACCGACTTGGTTCCCAGGAGAAGATGCGAGTTTTGGCTATGTTAGGACAGGCATGGCCGAGATGGTTCGCATGATTGAGAAAAGAATAGAAAGGTCAAACAATGGCTGAAGCAATGGCAGAACAAATGGAAGCTGATGCTCCAATGATTAACGTAGCAGAGCCGGACACTCCCCAAGAGGATGCGCCGGTTGCGGTACACGAAAAGCCACAGGGTGAGCCTGTTGCTGCTAGTGAGGATGATGAAGCCCTAGAGCGGCCAGACTATTATCCAGAAAAGTTTTGGGATGAGGACGGTCCAGATGTTGAAAAGCTGGCAAAGAGTTATGCGGAGCTTGAGAAAAAGTTTAAAGCCGGAAAACATAAAGCACCGGAAGAGTATGATGTATCTGCACTTGCGGATCAGGG